TGGAGACACCCAGAATGATGTCTGTGGTGCAACAGGAAAATTAGTCTATGATGATGGAATTTGGAAACATATGATATCCACAGAACATGGCTGCTCTGGAGCTGGTGTAACTAGAAATGACAAGATGTATGGAGTGCATACCAAAGGAAAGGATGCAGAAGACCGCAATGGATTTGAAGCTTTCACAAAAGAAATCCTGCTTGAAATTGAGCAGGGTATGCGTGATTTAAACTGCTAACGTACGGGGGGTTGGAGCCTCCCTTGCGGTCGGCCTGGTGGCGCCAATTAAGACGTAACCCTCCACCAGGGGTCCCTATTTATGAAAACCTGGGTTACGCCAGGCACGTCGGGTGGATGCCTTACAAACGAAAATCCTGTAAAGTAAGACAAGTAGGGTCTAAGCCCACGGGTTCCTTGATAGAGGAATTCGATCCCGATGTGAGAAGCAAAGTTAGTAAGATTAAGTTCTCTGTAACAAATCCTGATTTCCGGAGTGAATTTAAGCAACTAGATATCATAACTGAAAATAATCTAATGCAACCGCCAACCCTCCCTGAGGATCTCTTACAGCATGCCGAAAAACTATTGATTGAAATACTACGTGATGAAGGAGTATATTCTGATGATATACCTGTCACTGATGTTGAGTATAATCGAAATGGTTCAGTAGGTTACTGGTTAAATGAGATGTTCAAGAGTAAGGGCGAACTGGTAGATTTATCATGGTTAGATATCAACTATCCAGCATGGCGTGAGTGGTCACATGTCTATAATTGGCAAGTACCTTACACCATATCTGGCAAGGTGGAAATTCTTAAAGACTCAAAAGTTCAAGATAACAACATGCGATTATTTCAATTCTCACATGCATATCACTATTTTTCTTGTGCTCAAGACAACCAACGTTTCAATAAAACATTGTATGGTTGCAAGTGGTTGATTGCTGTAGGAAAGAGATTTCAGTATGGTGGCTTGGATGAGCTCGTTAGGAAGTTTCTGCTGGGTAGAGGAATCGATCCAAGGATTTTTATAGCAGGGGATGTAACAAAGTGGGATAAACACTTTATTTGCTTCTGTTTGTACATGTGCTACAGAGTCAGGTGTGCTTTGTATCGTGGATCTGACCCGGAATACAAAGCCCGCATGTGGTACCAATATATACAAGATATGTATGCATACCTAATACTATCTAATGGCCAAGTTATACAGATATTTGGGAGTCAGTTGTCAGGCCGTGTGAACACAACTTCCGATAATTGTCTAGCCCATGAATTTGTGCTTATTTGCATGGTGTTGTTTCATTGTTTTACAGACTATCGTAAAGCAAACGTAAAAGACATTAAGGAAATGTTGATGGGATTAATATACGCGGATGACAATCTCCTTTCTCTAAATGCCCGGATTAATTTTCTCAGCGACTATGATACCAGAGCTGAGTTTTATTCTTACTTTCAATGGGGGCTGAAAAAGGAGGACGATCTTGTCTCGAACACAGTTGTGGGACAGACATTTTTGGGTGCG